TTCGACGTCCGACTTTGTCTCCGGCTCGTACCCGGCGGGAAGAAGGTCCCCTTCCGAGACGAGCCGGCGGGCCCCAGCAGCGTCGACCGCGTAGGTGGTCTTTGTTGCCTTGTATCCCACTACGGTGTCTCCTTCCTGACCGCCGCCCAGGTGAACCATCCACCTGGGCGACGTGTTCAGAAAATTGGATCTCCTCCTACGGCGTCGTGTCGGCCTGAGCGAAGGACGCGGGACGCCACACCGGGAACGCGACCCGAGCCTCAGCGAGGACCGTGACGCGGTTCCGGATGAAGTCATCCTGGTCGGAGTCGCTCGTCTTCACGTTGATCCCCTCACGGACGAGCAGAGTCGCACCGCGGGAGTCACCGACGAGCGGAGACGCCTGGGCGATCGCGGTGGTCGGCGTGATCGCCAGCCCCCAGATCGTCGCGGCCGCCATCGTGCCCGGACCTCCGTAGAGGTACTGACCGGCCCTCGACGCACCCGAACCCGTCTCACGCAGAAGCAGGAGGTCCTGCCAGGAGAGTGGGTTGAGGGCGGCGAAGTTCGGCTCCGCCTCCGCCAGAATGACCACCGTCATGGCACGCAGGATCGCGTCCGCGACGTTGTCTCCGGACACGAACGCTGGCGCGCCGAGGCCGGTCTGGTTGAGGATCCCCTTGATGTTCTGGCCAGTGCCGTCTCCGGCAATGACCTGGGACTCGATCTTCCTCCGCACGTCGTACGGGAGGAGGGTGTTGATGAGCGTCGCCAGTCCTGCGGCGTCGTCCATCGCCTGCCGGTTGACCTTCACCCAGCCTGCGACCGTGCGAACGGGCGCCACGGCGTCCGCCAGCACGAGGCCGGCCTGAGGCTTGACGGCGCCTTCCGCCACCATGCCTGCCGAACCCGGGATCGACTGGACCTGGACGTACTCGATCGAGTTCGAGTCAGTCGTTCCAGTCGGGATCAGGTCGAGCAGACGAAGCGGCCGAAGGAGCGGCGCGATCAGCCCACGCGTGTCAGGCTGAATCAGGCCCGCCGACCCAGGTGAGTCGACCGGCGCACCGGGAGCCGTCGGCAGGTCAGCGAAGAACGACGCTGCCTGCTCCCGAGACGCGATCTCACCCAGGATGACGGTACCGAACCGTGACTGGGATGAGAAGACGCCGGCGGACCGGGCCCGCTTGTACGGACTGTCCTCCGGGTCGACCAGACGGTGACCGTTCCACCCCGTGAACTGCTGGGCGGCGTCCACCACCTGCTCAGCGAGAGCTGCCGGCTCGCTGCCTTCACCGAGCATCTCAAGGATGCCCCGCTCAGCAACGGTCAGGTCAGCGATCGCGTCATCGATCGATCCGACTTTGCGGACGGCCTCCTGGGCCGCCCCGAACTCGGGCATTTCGGTGATCTTCTGAGCACCGTCCTGCGACACGTCAGCGAAGGCATCCCTCGCTGCGTCCCGCTCCCGAATCGCGTCAGCGCGAGCTGCCCGCTTGGCGCGAAGATCCTCCTGGACCGCCTTGAGGCGATCTCGGAGTTCTGCGGTTGCAGTTGCCATCGCTGGCGTTTCTCCTTTCGTACGTCGTTTACTACGCGCTTGCCAACGTATCGACTATGGCGCGCAGTTCGTCTTCTGTGTAGACAACCTTGCCAGGTTCTGCCTCGGCGTGCGTCTCCATCTCGTCGTCCTGCACACCGAGTGACCTGGTGCGGGTACTCGACCCGCTTCCTTCGGAGACACGCAGGAGCGTGGCACCGATGGGCTCGACCTTGTCTGCCAGGCCCGAGTCAACGGCACGCTTCGCCGTCTCGACACGCCCCTGACCGAATCCGCCCTTCACGTCCGAAACGGACGCTCCCCTACCCTTTGCCACGTCCTTCACGAACATGGTGTAGAAGTCATCGACGCCTTGCTGGATCGCTTCCTTGGCGTCGTCATCGAGAGGCTGGTAGGGGTTCCCCTCGACCTTGTACTTGCCGGCGGAGATCAGCGTGGGCTTGATCCCGTCCTTCTCGAGCCTGCCTGAGATGTCGTGGTGCTCAGTGAAGACGCCGATCGACCCTACCTCACCGGATGGCGTGACGACGACCTCGGATGCCTGTGACGCGATCCAGTACGCACCAGACGCAGCGAGTGTGTTCGCCACAGCGACCACTGGCTTCTGAGCGTTCGCTGCACGGACCTCAGCTGCTGTCTCCGGGACAAGGTCGACTAGGCCTCCTGGTGAGTCGATGTCGAGGACGATCGTGCCGACCTCTTCGGACCCGACGGCCTCACGCAGGTTCTCCCGGAACATCTGGAGGCCTGATCCGAGACCGAAGAGCATCGCGAGGAGCGACACGTTCGGCGTGAGGATGCCCTTCAGTGGGATGACACCCACACCGCCCTGCACGTTGACACCCGGTCCTCGAGCAGCCTGGAAGTCGGTGCCCATGTACTCGGAGGCAGCCTCTCGCATGGCAGCAGAAGACGCACCGTTCTTCCTGAGGTCGGTGATCGCGCTGAGCAGCTCAGGACGGATCGCCCAGATGCGTGCCTCAGCCTCGAGGAGCCAGGCGAGGTCGCCCAACTGGTCGTCTCTGTTTTCGGTCACGTCAGCACCTTCTCGTAGTCGCCCTCACGGGATCGGACATGTAACACACGGGCCTGCTCTGCACCCGCCGGCGTTCCGACTGGTACCGGACCTTGCCCGACCGGCTGGAGGTTGTTGAAGGGCAGATAGAACTCGTCCATCCACGGGTTGTCGCTCCGTGGCATGTTCGTCTTCGATCGACCCTCGTTCGGAGTCATCACTGCTGTGGCGACTGCCTCCCTGATCGCCTCTATCTCCTTGAGGCGGTCACCTCTGAGGACAGCACCAAAGTCGAACTCCACATAGACGTCATCGAGCTGCATGAAGTCACGGACGAGCGAAGCGTTCATGACTTGCTCGATCAGGACGAGTGGAGGTCCAACGCAGTCGGTGTAGATCATCTCCCGCTGGACCTCGATGTTCGAGAACGTCGCTTTGTCGAGGATGCCCAGGAAGGGTGGCGGGATCAGGTACACGCCCACGATCTCGTCACGCGCAACTCGACGCTGCTCGATCAGTTCTGCTTCCTGGGCTGAGTTCCCGACTGCCTTCCAGTCGAGGCCAGGTGGTAGCAGGGCAGGCTTGCCAGCGTTCTCAGGCATGGCGTAGAGTGCAGTGATGTCGGCACGGAGCTGAGTCATCAACTGTCCACGCTCAGCAGGATCGAGCCCGAGGAAATCGTCTGAGGCCGTGACGGCAGACGCAGGACGAGCACCATTCGCGAATATCGCCTGCTGGTACCGCTGAGCAGCGTCCTCGACCCTCAAGGTGACACCCAACTGCTGCAGAGGCGAAGTGCCGATCTGGCCTGCCGGCGACCACCACTTCACGTGTAGGAGCGAGTCGATGCCGACGCCTCTGGCAGTCATCGGGTCATCGACGTCCACCTTGAAGCCTGCGATGTCACGGAACGAGTAGATCGGATGGGCGTAGCGCCAGTCCCGCGGGAAGAAGCGGATCATGTCTCTGGCACCCTGCTCAACTTCGATCAACGAGTTGCCGTGGACGAGAACGGGACCGAGGAGACACTGGACGAGGCCTCCAATGTACCCTCGGTCCCATGGCCGAGCGAGCGAGGCCGGCAGAGGATGATCTTCAGGACGCAGACGTTCCCGCGAGTCGTCACCAGTGCGCCGATACACCTTCAGGGGCACACGGATCGCCCAAGTGAGCATCCGCATGACCGCAGCGGCGATCCAAGGCTGGGTCTGGAAAAGACGTGTGAACGAGACAGGCCGGTTCCCAATCATCGTCAGCTCGAGCGGGACGATGCCTTCAGGGCCCAGTAGGCCTGACGACCGGTTGAGGTCGCCTCGGCCCGGTGCTATCTCAACCGGCGTGCCTGTGTCGTCAATCAGCGCTGGCAACTGGTTCCGTTGCGGTAGTTACGTCCTGGACGAAGAGGACATTAGTACGGGGGATGCGGATGACCCCTTGCGTGTTCACCTGAGTGGTGCTTCCCATGTACCTAGCCTCACCCAACTCAATGAACATCCTAGTGCTACGTAGCACTACGCCACGTACTGCGTCCCCCGTGAGGAGGTTGACCATGACGGTC